TGGGCTTGGATTTCTGTGATCATTTTCGTGTCTCCGATAAACCGGCGTCATTGCCGTAAGACAGATAATACTCCTATCACAGAGCATGTCAATAACTTTTTGTTAGATTCTTAAAATAATTCAATACTAGTCTGACTAGTATCGCCATTTAAGTAAGTGACTGTAAACATTACGAACTGTCTCGTTTAACGCATCAGTCTCTTCCATCTTAGCTAAACGCCATGCTGCTTTTTCTCCATGCCACCCCATCTTGCTACCTTGGTGACATGATTTGCATAGAGCCACCACGGTGTAGTGATGGCCTTGCTTAATGTGATGGGCATCACTAGGGCCTTCAGCCCCGCATACACTGCAGGGCTGTGCCTTTACTAATCCTACCCAAGCCTTCTCTTGCGCGTTCAACTTACCGTTCATACTACTGCCCTATCCATAGCCCTGTTAGAAGCCTCTGTAGACCTCCATACGTCGATCCTGGCCTGGGCAGATACCAAACCCCATCTGAGTGCTTCCTCCTGCTCTGTGGCCGTCTGAAGCGATCCTAGAAGCTCTACATACACAGGATCTGAGTACGCCTCGATCTCAGCGCTTGCAGCTGTCTTTGCGCGGCCATCTGCCATTGCCGCTTTCATCAGCATAGCTTTCTGACTCTTGCGGAACTCTTCAAGGTAAACACGGTGAGCTTTAGCCTCTGCATATCGTGCTCCGTGGGTGTAGAGGTAATCCACGGCATCATTGATGTCTTTCTGGCTCATTTCTTTGGCTCCCGCTCATGTGCTGTTAACTCCATGACTCTACGGTTGCACACATCTTCATCGAACTGAATACTTAAGAGCTCTTTGTACAGTGAATCAATACGGTTGTATTGAACGAGGTTATACGATGCTGAAAAGAATAATAGGCCACATGCTGCGCCAAGTAAGAACCATCCAATGTTGTTTCTCATATCTGTCTCCCTGTAATTGCAATTAATGCCGCATCGGCTAAAGCTTGCCCTTTACCTTTTTTGTGTAGATCTTTCCATTGTGGCCACATGTGTATGGCCTTTGCGCGTGATGCGTCTTTACCCATGCCGGTAATGCACGCGTCCTTCTTCCACTGCTGTGGCGTAGTCAGGCACAACGGCTTACCAAGGGCTGCAATGATCCCTGTGACGGTTCCCGCGGCATGGCCAAAGCTGAACATGCTAGTCACACCCTGACCTGGCATCGCGCCTACTTGCTCCATGAACGCGCAGTCGATCTCCATCTTGCGTATCCAATCAGCCAACTCAAAACCATTCACGCGCTTTGACTTGCCAACCTGATACACAGGCATGTGCAGCCACTCAATAGGATTACCATCCTCGAGCACCACAAGAGCACCAGTAATGCCAGGATCAATGCCAAGCCGTTTCATGCTGTCTCTCCATCTGTTGCTGCTCGAACGCCTCGAGATCGTCTACAAAGCGCTCTTTGAGGATCTTCAACGCCTCTAATGCCATCTCAGGCTTTGCGTAATACATCACGCGCACAAGATCACCAGACTTCAATCTGTTCAGTATATTTTTTGTGTTCGCAATCTGATTAGGCAATATGCCACCGTCATTCTGTATCCACATCCAATTCACAAAGAAATCTGCTTCGTCTGCCATGTTAGTCTCCAATGAACCCACCCATGGTGGTATACAGACTATAACAGGAAATTAGAGGATAGTAATAGTAGAATTTTCACGGTCGATTTGTAAATCTCCATCAGTGACAAAATTCCAGTCTTGACCATTAGGATCAACAGCTGTGTGAGTGATTGTATGGATTTTTACATGCTTACAAAGATATTCTTTATCGTTTTCGTCAAACACTCGCCACTTGTGTTCATTAGTGCCACGACCAGGCTGACCAGCAGATTTGTTATATCTGATCCTAAATTTCATATGATCTCCACGTTTGGATCAGGCAATCTTTCTGGTGCTTGCATAACACCTAAACACATATGCACAAACCTAAAGGGCTTGTCGCTTTCATTCCGACTAAACGAGTGCGGCAACCACGAATTTGTAAACATTAACAAACCCTCTTTTGGGGGAAACGTAATGGGGTCAGTAGCCATATTTATTTGATTAATATTCTCAGGATATAAACTAGAGATTACTTTTGCCGGGCGCGGGTCGTGCGTAACAAATTTGTTACTGTTCTCCGGCACATCCAAAAAATAAAACGCAGTAATCTGCGCGCCGAAAGGATGAACGTGCGTATCCATGCTTGACCCATATCGATGTTCTTGTGTCCACATTTCTGAAAAAAAAGTCGCCAATTTCTCCATTGCAAAACCTTGTGTAGACAAAATATTCCAAGCACTTTGAGCGACATATTGCGAAAAATACGTTACTTCTGGCTCGTGAGCATACGTCTCCGTCATGAGCGTGATTTTTTTTTCATGATCAGGATCTCGAACCTTTGACATCTCAAGATATTTATCTGAAATTGATCTAACAGACTCCAAAAACTCAGGTTTTTCTATTGCATAGATGATTGTTGGGTAATAGACCATCTCTTCCAGTTTATCCATAGCGCTCTCCAGTTGGGATCTGGATAGTCTAACAGGAAATTATAGTAACTAGGATATTATTGATTACTTCCACCCCACGGCCCCCCTACCCCCATTGCAAGGAGGAGACCGTGGGTTCCACCCGTCTCAAGGACGCTCTCACCATGTTGTTCATCACAACCCCGCGCCGTGAGATTTAGGCCAGCGCATCGGATTTATTCGGGAATTGCACCCTAGCTTTCGCATGCCGATTAAGTCTTTTCTTCCACGCAGCCAACCTGTAGCCCTTAGTTTCGCCTGGAGTGCGGCTAAGGGTGAGAGCAGAAAAGAAAAAAGCTGTTAAGACAGACCCCGGTGAGAGAATAACCATACTTTTTGGGTACGGTCACTTACCCCAAACGGGGTCGGAGTCTGACTTAACAGCTTTTGGTTCTTCGCTCGGCTCTCACACCTAGCAATGTGCCAAATTATTTCATAGCGTTTCAGGACATGTCAATCTTAAATCCATAACTTTTTTCACTACAGCAAAAAGCCCTGCATTTACATGCAGATCGTTTACATCCCATCCAACTTGATCCGCCATCGTCCAAGGTAATCCAGTCTGCTCAGCAGCCTTCTGACCCGTCTCTAACTCGTCATTGTCTGCAAAGACATACTTAGTCCCCCTAACCTGATTTGCAACCTGGACCAGATTATTGGCTGAAAAGGTCACCACAACCCTACCATCAATCCCGCAGGTGTTCAGTGCATTCTTAAGGCTCAACCCTGTTGAATAGCCCTCCACGAACCATGTCTCTGCAGCTTTATGCGAACCTAGGCTCAGAACAGCATTACGGGCGCGCATACCAGGGAACATCTTCTTGAGGTAGCGTCGATCCTTTCGGTCCCAATAGATTGACTGGTAGCCCTGTATCTTGCGCGTTACTACATTACGCATAGGAACTAGTAACAGCTCGCCCTTTACTAGCCCCTTCTCCTCACCTAAACCCTTGTAGGACAGATACTGGTGCTCTTTCAGCTCACAACCTCGTAGGATCGTTTCTGCTGTACTGGCTGCCCTTTGGTAGGCTTGCTCCTGCTCCGAAAGCTGAGAGCGCCTCTGAGCAGCCCACTGGGCCTTCTCTTCTGGCGTCCAGGGCGTCTGATCACCATCAAACCATATGACCCTAGCCTCTCCAGACCAATCCATAACCCAACCACGCCTACCATCCCAAAAATAAGCACCGTTATCACTGCGTGGCTTATCCACAGTCGGACACCTTTTGATTTTATCTGATGCATATAACCTCGCTGGATTGATATCAACACCATGTAATCGTGCAAATTCGATAAAGGTCAAGTGTTCTTCTCCTTATCGTATGGCCCTACCCCCAACTCTTTGGCAATCTTGTACTGCAACTCCGTTATTTGGTGAGTGTTTCCAGCCACTTGTGCATTTAACAAGCGAATATAATCAAGCGTGTTTTCATTGTGGTCTACAAGCAAACGCAGTTCTTCTTGCAGAAGTTTCAGATACGTTGTTGGCTTATCCATTGTTCTTCTCCTTCAGCTTGGCTTCTGCCCATCTAGCACCATAAATAAAATCAAAGTTATGCGTTCTATGGTCTTTCATATCATCATCCGTCAACCCAACCCATTCACGCTTTGGTGGCATTGACGATATTGACAGCACGTCATGCGCCATTCTAAGCAACCTACAAATTTCATCGTTTGTCATCCGTTCTTCTCCTTCAGATTCGGGTTATATTCTTCCGCATCAAAATGTTGTTTAATCTGTCGAGCAACAAATTCAGCATCACGATAAGTTGATATATTCATCACATGATGCTTGGCAAGTTCGGCACATTCTTCAATCAATAACTTGGCAAACTTTTTCAAATCTTCCTCTTGAAAACATACAGTCGATGGCATATTGTGGTCACCGTGTTCCCAATACCCGTTGGACTTAACTATAAGTTCTTGAATTCGTTCGTTCATTCTTCATCCTCGTCAGCATCCTCGTCAGCATAACTTGCCATAATTTCTTCTGTTGATTTACCTGCTTTAATGTCATTAATCAATCCACTAATCAACCAGATCATACTTCTCATATCAGATTCACCTTCACTACGCATCCATTGTGCTCTATCAAGAACAATATTCAGTGCTTCAATTGCGTTCATTCTTCAACTCCGAAATATTCAAAAATGTTCCGTGCCTCATTGAGAGTGACTTTGCGAGCACATTCCCTAACAATCAACTCGGCGAACAGGACGAATTCAGCGTCCCATCTCGAAATAAAATTATCAGGCATAAATCCAGCGTGTTCAGCAAGTTCTTTAATTCGTTCGTTCATTCTTTAACTCCGAAATATCCTTTTAGATTAGCAATAATAAATGATTTTGTTAGTATCAATTGACCCGCTTCAGTTACAGGAGAACCATCAATCCAATCACAACATCCTTTGACAATCAACTCGGCGAACTTTTCCTTATCAAAGAAGTAATATCCGATTTCTTTAGTTTCAGTCTGTTCAGCAAGTTCTTTAATTCGTTTGTTCATTTGTGCGTCTCCTTCCATACTTTTCTGATTTCGGCTTCAAGGTACTCTCGTCCCTCAATGCCCCTAGCCTTCTCTATCCTTCTTAAGTAATCGCGCCGTTGCTCAAGCTTAGGCATGGCAAGTACATACTTAGCCTCACACCTGCGACGCCCCTCTTCATCTACGGCCATTCTGTATTTCCTGCGCCTTCCTAAATGCCATGTTTAGACTGCGTATCTTATTCGCGACCGCCTGCGTGACCGGCGTTTCTTTGGTCGTGAACGGGTACTGAGATTCCTGACCAGTAATTTGCCTAAATAGATGCCAAGCCCGGCCAGGTTGCGACCTGACATCTGAGTGGTGTTTTGCGTATGTACACAGCTGCTCCCACAAGTGCTGAGCGCTATTCGCTAACAGTTTCTTCTTCGAGCCTTCACCAATGTAGATCTCTTTCATGGTGCCAGGCATAGCAATCGTCATTGACTTCTGTACTTTCTCATAACCGCAAGCCATGCATCGTTTGTGAAAAGGATGGAATCCACATTTGGGACACCCTTTCTTTTCAAACTCTTCCTTCTTGCGAATTGTTTTGTCTAACTTCTCACCATCATCAAGCTCAGCTAAACCGTTGAAGAAGATTTCATTGAAGTCTTCAAAGAATCGAATGATGTTTCCTGAGAAGTCCAACAGCACACAATCTTTCTTGCCGGTCTCAGGTGAGACACGAAGGCCTCTACCCCACATCTGGATCGCTGTAGACAGACTTTTACGCAATGGACGTGCATCACACACACAAGAGACGTCAGGCACATCAAATCCTTTGGCAAGGGCCTCTACGCTGATCAATACCTTGAGATAGGTATCGGGCTTCCTGTACTCCTCCAGCAACGTCTCACGCTCCTTCTCGCCTGTTTCAGAGGTGAATACTGCAGCCATAACGCCGTGGGAGATAAACTGCTTACACAGTTCCTTACAGTGTTTGATCGTTGCGCCAAACACAATCGTCTTGCGGTTCTCACCGTACTTGAACCAATCGTCGATCACATCACCGACAATAGTTAACTCACGCTCCTCTGCAGCTTTGTCGGTCCATTCTCCACCTCGCGTCTCAGCGCCCGTCATGTCAGGCTTACGGCAACTGAAGATCCTCATAGGCACTAAGATCTGTTGCTGCGTCAGATCGTGCATCGT